TCTTCAGGATCTATATTTTGTAGGGCTTCTATTTTTGCATCTCTTAGCTTTCTTAATATTTCTAAAGCAACACGGGAAAGTTGAACACTTGACCTTGTCTTATTACCTCTTTTCCATTCTTTCGTTATTCCAGATTCAAAGTCCACATCATCATAAGTGAGTGTAGCGACTTCACCAATACGAAACGGAACAAGTATGTTAAACAAAGAAGCTTCTTTTACATCTGTTTCAGCTACTCCAAGTTTTAACCATTGTTTAATCAAAGGCCCAAGCTTTGAAGCTGCAGGAAGATAAGGAAGTTTTCCTACATTTCTCGCTTGATCACTAATTCTTTTATATTCTGGATTTCCTTGCTCATCTTTGCCTAACTTCCACGCAGGATTTTTTTCTATTGGCCCTCCAAGTTCTATTAATATCTCGTCAGAAATTGAAGAAGCAATTCCGAAGCCTGTTTGTTGAGAGTTACCTCCTATTTGCATTCCTTTGCCAGGACTAAATGGGAAATCATTTAAACCAAGAACTCTAGCCTTACTTTTATATAACCTTTGAACTTCATTTTCAATAGTAAGTAGTTTTCTAAAAAATCCTTCGTCTGTAGCTGGATCAACCTGAAGCAGCGCCACTTCATTATCATTTAATATGTCTACCCACTTAACTTTATCTACATCATAACGAAGAGATCCGTCCTTATTCTTAATTTGTTGAAGTATGTCTAAGAGTCCTCGTTTTTTCTGAGACTCTAGAAGGTATTTCTTTTTTTTACTGTCGGATAAATTGTTATATCCTGTTTCAAGAAACTCGCGAATAGTAGCAGTTTCATCTGATATTTTTTGTAAAAGTTTATCTGAAGGATTAGTTATAAAGCCTGTGTCTGCCATTATTAGTAACCGAATACACTATCTGCTGGTTGAAACGTTTCTCTTTTGATCTGGTTAAACAGGTTATGTTGTGGTAAACCTGTAGGTCTTGTCATGCACATATATCTGAGTGCATCGTAAGCGTGATCTTCTGCTTTTGTGTCTACATCTTCACTGTTCGTCTTTGATAACGGAAGAGTAGGTAGCGTTCTTACTAGATTTGTACAAGTTGAGAACATCTTTAGCTTTGGTTCTTCTGTACGCTCGTTTATTGCAAGTCTTCTGTGTAATTCTATCTTACCAGCTATACGATGCTTGTCTGCTGGTACAAATCGTACACCATTACGTATAAGAGACTCTGCTATGCTTGGTCCTGTACCGTGTTTTGACCAACAAGCTCCATCAAGTACAGATATCTGCATTAATGGGTCATTTTCTTCTAGGGCGTTAATAGTTTGAGCTAATCTTTCGCCTGTAAAGCCAGAAGAATACAATTCTCTGTAGATCCATATTGTTCCGTCCCAATCTACTGCACCCCATAGTACGCAACTAGGAGCAGAATAACCATAGTCGGCTGCTCGTAGTCTAGGCCAGTTATATGGTATCTCAAAAGGTTCAACAACGTGCTTATTTCTTTCAAATTCTGAGAATGCTGCACCATCTGCAACATCCCAATCACCTTCTAGTAGTCTTCTTCGCTCTACTTCTGGAAGTGACAGAAGCATTGCTTCATATTCGCCACTTTCCATCAAATATGGGTTATCTGTTAATCTTGCAGGTATAAACCTACGTTGGTATAGAGGTTTATTAGCGTGTAATGGATGATTAGGCCCATATCTCAGTATCTTTTTAGTATCAATGTCTGTAGCCCAGTAAGGATCGTTAGGAACTGCAGGGTCTATGAACATTTTCTTGATCCACCAACCTCCTATACCTCCAGGATTGGCAGATGCTCTCATATATGTCTCTATGTTTGGGTCTGTTGTCCTTAATCGTGAACGAAGATAGTTCCAAACATAAGGAGTAGGATATTGTCCAAGTTCATCTATCCCTATCCACGTAAAACTTTGTCCTTGATAACGTGTAACGTCACTATCTTTATCTACATAACTGAATAACGCTGTTGCGCCACTTGGAAAGGACCAAGTATTCTTAGATTCTCGAAAGATTGCACCTGGAAATGCCTTGGGATACAACTTTCTTGACTGATCTACTAGCTCTGTTAGCTCTGATAGCGTTCTACGTAACAATAAGGCTCTGTGGTTGCCGTTTCCAGCGTAACGTAGTAGATCTACTAGCATGGCAAAGGACTTTCCTCCACCTGCAGCACCACCATATAACACTTCTTTCTCTGGTGCTGCCAAGAAATCAACCTGTGGACCCTTGTTAGGTGTAAAGATGACCTCTGTGCTGTCTTTTATTGAGTCTCTTATGTCTTTAGGAAGCGTTTTTACGAACTCTTCGGTGGTTGCACCGCCACTTCCTGCTAAACTTAGACCTTTCTTTTGGTCTTGCTCCTTGTTTTTGAGCTTTTCTATTCGTTTTACTACTTGGTCTTGCCGTTTCTTTGCAGACTTTAGCTCTCTTTGTACTTCACGTTTCTTTTGTACTGTGCGAGATACGTGGTAACGACCCTTCTCTCCAGGTTTTAGCTTTGGTCGGGCCATCTATTTCTTCTTTGCTAAGTCTTTATCTTCTTGGTCTTGCTCTCTCAATTTTTTGTTATTCTCAATTTCGTGTAATTTTTCTTTTACTAATTTAATTGTACTTCCTAAATAGTATCCAAGAGCAGGTGCGCCTAGAAGCATTGTACCAGCAGCTACAGCAGGAAGAAATGCAGTTTGTACTTCTCCGTCTTTTGTTGGTTTGGTCTTACGGCTTCCAGATCCTTTAGCATAGATTTTAGCTACCATTAGTTTATTACCTTTGCAATGTCTATAATACTTACAGTCAATACAGTGTATGCTATAATTGTGAATATAATCACTTGATTTAAGACTTTCGTGATATACGTTTTATGTGTTTAGCTACCTTCTTTGACTGATTGGCGTGTAGCTTACTTGCTTTCTTGAGTTGTGCAGGTATCTTCTTAACACTTGCAGATACTTTTACTTTACCGCCTTTGTTCATCTTAGCTGTTTTAGCTGTTTTAGCTGAACGTTTAAAGTTATCAGCAGTAGGTGCGCCTTTAGCTCCAACCTTACGCATCTTCTCACCGCTTCCTGCAGCGATACGTTTTCTCTTTGCGTGTATGTTAGCGTATAGTCCTCTTTTAGCCATTACACTTCTTCCTCTTGATCTATGATTATTTCTTTTTGCTTATCTTTTGACGGAAGCATGATAATGCCGTGCATAATGTTTCCCTCCACTTCGACTTGTTGCTTTTTACCCAGACCCACTCTGTCGAGTACTGATTCTGCGGTTTTAAGTCTGTGATCCATTTGATTAAGAGGGGTTGTACCATCTGCGTCAAGTCCTTCTACTATGCGACTTGCTGCTTTAACAGAGTTAGTAGCAAGCATGTTGCGTGTTCGATCTATTATTTCGTCACGTAGTGATCGTGTTAACCAACTACGAGACTGTTCTTTGTAACCAGCAGCAGCAACAGCATTCTTAACGTGACCACCATTTGTCATAAGTTCGTCAAGAAACTTTTCTTGCTTTGGTGTTAGTTCTCTCTTGTCTTTTTGTGTAGTAGATGGTAAACTCAATCTATGTGACCTTGTAGTAGACAGAGCATTGCGTAGGCAACCAAAGCTCTCTCTTAAACCTAATTACAATAGGCGACTTACGAACTGCGCTAGTACTAGGGAGGAGGAATGTTGCCTACGCAAACTCTTATAATTCCGTAGCAGTAAGTAGAAGTAACGTTACTATTCCAGATTTGTATGTACTGTAAGGTTTGATAGAATATAAACTGTTTTCTACATTAGTGCTACCTTCCATTATACACCATATATGGATGTTGTCAAGTAAATAATGCTATAATATTAAAAAAATATATTTAGTACTTGACAAAACTGTGAGGAGGTGTATAATAGTGTATAACACTGCAGAGGGTGCAATACCTATCTACATAGTCTATAAGGTTGTCAAGAAATGGAGACTACATAGATTAGATGTAATCAGCCATAGGCATGACTATAAGTGTTAACATCCAAAATCCTACAAAAAATATAAAATTATTAGCGGCTGTGAGTATAAAGCTAGGGCTACGGGTAGTGTCCCTTGCCCCCCTTTTTGGCTTCCACTCTCGCGCAACATCATAGAGCCAACTTCATAGTCTATATAAGGGGAAACCGACCGCCTATGATCTGCATTGATCTTATAATGTGGCGCGATGTCCTATATATTGCAAGATTGATCCGACAACATTTTATTTAGAGCATAGAGGGCGGCAGGGCGTACAATATGCACACCAATAACAACCGTACTGTCCAATCATTGCAACGCCTTACAGTGTTAATAGAGTTATTACGTGTACACATAAAAAGAACCCCAATGCGTTAACATTGGGGCTGAGTTTACTAGGGAGAATTAGTGTTTATTTATGGCTGTAGATACTCAAAGAACAACACTGTAAACATTGCAACGCCAAACATCACCGCACCGCCTAGCGTTATTCTATCCAATATCTTGATTACATGATCATAACGATTGTTAAGCAAAGCAATGTCGCGCTCTCTTGTCATATCTATTGTTTTATTGATCTGCTTTAACTCTGGATCAAGCCATTCCGCATTGTAAGCCTTAATAGCCTTATCAACGTCTGCTTTATTCATTGTTACAGTTGCCAGTTGGCTTACAGTTAACGCCAAGCGGTTTATTTCGTCTTTAACGTCCATACACTCGCCCATAACAAACCCAATAGACGCATTCTTGTCAGTATATGTGGTTTCAAGCTTAGACGCACTTTCCAGACCTTTTCGCATTAATGCGTTCGGATCTGTTGTTGTGTCATCATCAACTAGAGTGATTATTGTGTCATCTGAATAGGTCATTAGCTGTTGTCTCCTTCTCTATAAATCGCTTGTTTAAATGTATCTGCACAGAATAACGGATTATCCCGTCCAAACATTGCTATAAAATCATAGATTAAAGCTTGTTCAACTTCTAGAGTGAATGCGCCTTCATTAACATGTCGGTTGAGAAGTTTGGCAATTTGGATATAATGCCGTTTTTGATATCTACTAGCCATTATACAAGCTCCTTTACTGCTTTGCGCCTACTCTGGATAATATACTCGGCCATACTATCGAGTGTAACTTTTGTGTCAAATTCATGCACTAAATCGCGTTCTCTGTTCATTGCCATTTGTGCAACTCGCATGTCAAAAACGTAAGCTTGGCAATCATCGCAACAGCGACCTTTAATCACTGGTTCGGCATTGTGGCCGTGCGTCCAGTAAGTTTCGCCTGTCTTTTCGTCTACATGGTGATCGATGTCACCTTTGCAAATGTCGCATTTTTGAACTGCATATTGTTTAACCATCTTTATTCTCCATATTGTTAAAAGTTGAGGCGATTACATTTCCGCAACCGCCTCTAGTTTTTACTACATAATTATTAATATTACAACTAATATCGTAAACCAAACTGCTATCCGATATAACCAAAGAATAGCATCGTACATTATACGGCCAGCAATTCTTTGGCTCGATCCATAGCCTTCGTTTTAATGTCATTCATGCCGTTGCCATAGAATGCCTTGTCAAGTCTGCTGTCCTGTCCAAAGTCTCTGACAGGTTTATGATCTGACATATATGTGACAGTATTGAATGCACCCCAGAGCGTACCTTTTGCACTTGGTTTATCCCAACCCATATTGATCTCTGCACTAGGCTCACTGACAAGCTCAGGCTCCATGTTGATCTCGTCAACTGACGTGCCTGACATAATAGCGTCAATAATTTCCTGTTGACGTTTTATTTGTGCGTCTTTGGTTTCTTTGTTCTTTGTTGCGTTTGGATTGAACTCTTGACCACGAAAATATGCCATCGCTTTTCTGACACCTTCACTATGAATGATCTTACCATTGCTATCCTCGCGTTCTTTACCGCCAAAGATTTCTCGGAAATAGTTGATCTCCTCATCACCTGACAACACACGTTTAGCCATTGCCTTCGCAAGTTCCTCAAGCTGTCCGAAGTTCTGAGAACTAACACCCAATGCAATCTTCAATGCATCGGCATCAAATACGGCTCTATGATTATGTCTGATAATCTCGTCACTAGACTGCATGGCAAGACGCATTGTATTAGCACAAACAACACGTACTGGTGTATTTAATGCGCTATTAGCATGCTTGCCAGTATGCGATATGGTAAACAACAAATTGTTAACAATTTCATCATCACCATCTAATGTGAAACCCTCTTTTGTTGATGCCATGCACCATACTTTCTGACCACCATACAACGAACCAGCAGTGTGTAAATACATGGAACCATTGTCCACAAACTCTGCAAAGAAATTGAATAGTTCGCTGTTCTGCACTGGCTTGTAATCACCTGCAACATAATGTCCTAATATTGCACCATCACTAACACGTTCAATAAAGTTTGAGTTCTCTATTGGTTGTCCTGCATGGAACGGATGTTCTGGTGGATAGCAATTACTGTTAATAGCAACTTCCCAATCACAACCTGCAGCAGCCATCATCTGCTCTGGTGTTAGATCGTTGGTTATTGGATTGCCGAGACCATGCCAAGGGGTTTCACCTGCAAAGGCCATTGTTTCTACTTCATGTGACATATCGTTTCCTTTCAATGTCGGTTATGTTGTGGATTATTCCACGTCTTAATGTAACACAAATAAATCTTAAATCAAATATTATTATTGCAACGTTATGTTGTACTAGTGGACCATTAGATGCCAAGACAAACAACACAAGACAACTACGAATAAAGACAACGAGACTAGACCTTGGTTCATTCCTCGATCTCCTCTCGTTTGGCGATGCCATATTCTACGAACCGCCAAGGACTGTGTTTGAGATGGTTGATGGCTTTCTTCTTTTGTTTAGTATTGAGGCTGACATTTTCATTGCTGACAATTTTTTTACAAGTCAGATACTCCTCGGCAACATCCCAAATGCTAGTAAAATTGCTGACAACTTTATCGTAGGTTCCTACACCATCACATTCTATGCACTCTCTTTCATGGATATCAGCCCAAGGTCCATTAGCATTCGTACCATAGTTGACAATTTCTTCCCAACCACTACCGTCACAATTGCTACAAGGTAACGTTACAGTATAACTAGTCATTACACGAACACGATAGTAACTGCTTCATTCTCTTTGAAGCAATTTCTACCGAACCTTTTCGTGCAATAGTTTGTGGCTTTACTTTTGGTTCTGAACACAGCGACTGACACCCAACGTTTGAGTGTCCACCTTTTCTCTACACCACCTTGTAAGATAGTAGAAGGCATGCGCTCCCACACAACATAGCTGTTATCACTAGCACGTTGTGTTATATCAATCTTGACTTTCCAATTAGTCATCTCTTGATCCAACCCAATCTGCTAGGTCTAACGCAACGTAGTATCCATAATCATCCTCCATTTGATCTTGCGTTAGATCATCAGCATCTGCATCTAGCTCATCAACTTGTCTTAGAGCATCAGATACAAACTTCAGTGCATTATCAATAGATGGAAACAACATAACATCCCCTGCATCGTCAAGTAGAAACTCTCTACCATTCAATGAGATACCTTCAGGGTGCATATATACGTGATACATTAGTGGTGCATCGTCATGTTGGTTCTCGCGTAATTCATCGTTAGCTTGATGGCTCATTATTCACTCTCCTTTACTTTAAGTGCAATCTCTATGATCTCTTGGGCTGTCATAATAAATGCCCAATCTTCTCCAATAGCATCATCAGCTATCTCTGTAGCTACTTGATAATCACCACAATTACCAAGAGGTAAACATTGTCCTAAATAATCAAAAGCATACCAATTCATTATTCAACCTCCTTATGTCTTCATACTGAATGGGTTATTGCTCCATAA